CTCTGGGCTGGCTTATGACCAGCTTATCCGCGAGTTTGATAGCTGGACGCATCTGAGCATCCCCAACCTGGCTACAGCGGCCCCGCGCCACATGGCGCTGATTATCGACAAGACTGGCACACGGCTATTTCCCGCTGATTTGGCGTAAAAAAAGCGGCTGGCCTGTGCAAGCCAGCCGCGAAAACGCCGCGGGTGATAGGAGCAGATCCCGCCGCGTCAAATCAAAGCAATTCCAGCGGTGGCGACCAGGCACAGGACAAACATGAGCCAGAGGATCCAATCGGGCCACGGTTTCATGTGCGCGTCCATTCAATTGACACGACTACCGCGACCGCCAACGCTATTGGTAAAGTGACCTCTGCTACGGTCATTACAGCGTCTATTACTTTGGCAATCATGCGCTCTCCTTTGCAATGGGAGCCATCAGACAAAACACAGCCCGGTTTGGCATGACTTTCCGAACATCACTTCATTGCTCATGTCGAATTTAACCTTGCTCAAAGGCTGGGCTGACGGGTGCAGCCATGCGTGCGGATCGCGCTTGCGAATCTCGCGGTCAAATACAATTGCTTTCCCATGATCCTGCGGCGCAGCTTTTTTCTGCCATTGCCATTCACCTTCTCTGTGGTTAGGACACATCCAGCAAGAAGATCGTGGCGGTTCTGGCCATCCCATTGCCTCAACAATTGCCATGCAGTCTGAACGGGAAAGGTTCAGGTCGATAAGCGGATAGTGCTTTTTCCACTTTCCAATGGGCATAGACACGCGCTGCTGCTCGTCCGTCGATATACCCATCCATAGGGTCGCAGCCTTTACGCCATGCTCCTTATTAGCCCAACGCTGCACTACGCGCAGCTTCCATTCGTTGCTGCAAAAGCCGGGTAGCTTCCCAATGTCCTCGCCCTGCGTGGTAAATGCGGGGATCAGTAGACTGTTACCATCCTTCCCGCCGTACAGGTCAACCGTTGCGTACTTTGACTTCTTGACGCGATGCAACGTAACCCCAACGCTGGCGAGGGCTGGTAGCGTCACGGCATCCATGTAGGCCCAAGTGGTGCTTAGTTCGCGTTCTGTGTCCGAGATAACGGCTAGGTCAGGCTTCGGAAGTCTGCCCTGCACGATCAGCGCGGCAATCGCCGTAGACTGAACGCCCCCCCCGCTTGACCATATCTGCGTTCTATCGCCCACCATCGTTCCCCTCGCGTATGGTGGCGCTCGTACAGGCTCCGCAAGTGCACACATACCGCCCCTCGTTGATAGACGCTGTCCGGTCATAGCCGTGATCGACCGGCGCTGCCGTTGCGGATGGGGCATCCCGCATCCCGTCAATCACGTTATGCAGATTGGCAATTGCTGTCCTGCGAACAATCAGTTCTTCCAGCAGCGCATCACGCTCATGCTCGGCCATGCGCTTTGCGTTCTCAGCCCGTTCAGCCCTGCCAAGGTACTGCGGCAACAGGCGCTGCTTGAGGTCAGCCAACTCGTCCACGGCAGAACACGCCCCCGGTGTCGGGCAACCTTTCGGCTCTGCGATCTCCGATGGGAACGCGTCGATCTGGTTTATGAAGTGGGAGATGAGGCTGTCATCGCCGCGAGTCTCCTCGCTGCCGTCTATTCGACTCATCAGCCACTCGCGCAGGTCTTCTAGTTTAGCCACCATTCTTCTCCTTGAGTTTGGCCTCTGTTTTGCGTAACCCAACAAGGACATCCTGTCTTGCCTTTTCCAGCATAGGGTCTGAGTCTCCCCAAAGCCGGTTGTTTTCAACTAATGCTCTCCAACCGTATGCGTCTAGCAACTCATCATCTGTCAGCCCTACCCACTCTTTTTTCTGGTAGAACCCCGCTGAGTTTAAAATTTTAACAAGGTTGGGGCCAACAATCTTCGTAGGCATCTCCTGTTTAAACTCCATCATCGGCGACCCCCACTTCCTAAGCTCCAGCAGATGCTCCGCGATATCTTTTATCTGCTGCTCGTGTTTTAGCACCAGCGCGTTAAGATTCTCCCTCGTATCAAGTATGTCCATTGTTCTCCTCCTTATCATCAATTTTCACAGCCTCAAGAAACTCCGCCAGCAGATAAACGCAGGGCAGTATCAGGTCACGGCAAATCGCATCGTGTACATCAGAGTCTGTTTTGCCTACGTTTTGCGCGTAGATTTTAAGCGCCCCGAGTCGTTCGCTAACAAGCATATCAAGGCGGTCAAAGTCGAGTCGTTTCACTTTTTCAATGTTTTTGTATTTCATCTCACACCTCCAGTTAGGCGTTCCCGTAGCTGTTAGTGGCGCTCTTATCAGTCATGGGGGCAGTCATGCTGCCGCCTTAAGCGCCAGGATCACCTCCCGCGCCATCTTTGGCGGTACGGCGTTGCCCAGCATATGTACTGCCGCCCGGTGCTGTTCCGGTAACTTGTAATCCGCCGGAAAACCCATCGCGGCCCGGTTCTCGTCCTTGGTGAGCATCCGCATCCGGTTGCTGTCGATCACGGCCCAGCGGTCGCGGGTGGTAATGGTTCCTATGGGGCGGTCAATCGAACGGCCTCCATGCTCGTTCCCGTAGTAGGCAATCAGAAAGCGGTCGCCGTGGGCCTGCCTGCCAGCCCTTACGCGGGCGAGGGTCGCCGCCGCCCGGTTTTCTCGGTCAACCTTGGCCCATGTTCCAGCGTTGAGGTCGATCACGTTGCTAGCCGGGATATGTGGCTGCTTGTCTAGGCGCAGTTCGATGGGATGCTTGGAGCGCGTCCCAACAATGAACAGGCGGCGGCGGTTCTGCGGGGTTCCGTGATCTGCCGCGTCGAGGATCTGCGGGGCCAAGGCATAGCCCAGCGCACCCATTGCGGAACACCACGCCTCGTAAAGCGTCCACTTGGCGAACTCGGGGACGTTCTCCACAACCACGGCGGCGGGGCGGTGATACTCGCAGGCACTCACTACGGCCCACGCCGTAGACCTCTGAGCGTCATGGTGCGCCCGCTCCTTTCCTCGCGCCCTAGAGTGACCCTGACAGGCCGGGGAAGCCAGCAAGAGGTCATGCGCGGGTACGGTCGTCCAGTCGGTCTGGTGCAAGTCTTGGCAGGCGTGGACGGTGCCTGGATGGTTTCTGGCGTGTACGTCCACGGCCTCGCGCCAATGGTTTGCCGCCCATACAACCTGACAGCCAGCCATTTCTGCGCCGGTCGTAAACCCGCCAGCCCCGGCAAACAGGTCTATTGCGCGGATGTTCGTCCCCTCGAAGGTGGTAGTCATATGGCTCCTATTCCTAAAGAGACGGATTAGCTTGCTTGGCGATCACGGCCTCAATCGCTGCCTTCACCGCTTTGGCAAACTCTGGCTTGCAGGTAGCGTGCCATTTGCCGCTCTCGTCGGACAGCAGCGCGTAATCCTGTGGGCTGGCTCCGAGTGTTTTAATCTGTAGGTTCATGCTTTGACTCCTTGTAGGCGGGGTTTCCTAGCCTCAAGAGGCTTATTTAGTGCGCGATCCACGGGCCAGCCTTTGCTCAATCGGCGGTGAAGCTGGATATATGGCAAGCCCTTCTCCGTGGCCCACTCTCCAATTGTTTGCGTCTTTCCTTCGGCCTCAAGTTTATGAGCGCACTTCCGGTTCGCTGTTTGTTGCTTAGGCGTGGCCCAACGGCAATTATCGGGAGAGTAGTTTCCTTCGTTGTCTGGAAACCTGTCCAAAGTTTTCCCGTCTGGCCTAACTCCCATATCCTCTAGGAACTTAGTAAAGTCAATCCACCTTTTGCACACTGATATTCCGCGACCGCCATAACGGTGGTAGTCAACGGCATTCTTGTTTGTGCAACGATTTATCATTGAATGCCAAGAGCGGTAGGTAGGCGACTCGCTTCCATCAGAGGCGTGTCCGTGAATTGTGCTGCTCATGCTTCCCTCCGTGGAAAGTCGTCGGCCTTTAGCCGGTTATACCGCGACCGCACCATCCTGGCCGTATCGTGCAGCGTCACCAACATTACCTGCGGCTCCGTATAGCCAGCGTCCAGCAGGCGTGTCACCACGGCAGCACGACTATCGTGCAGATGCAGCCCAACGATGCCCTCCGCAGCACAAGCCTTGCGATAGGCTGCTTGGAATGCCTTGGCAGTCACCTTAAAAATACGCTCGTCCTGCATAATCGTCAGGCGCGGCTGGCGCATAATGATATCGAAGGCTGGATCTGGCAAAGCAGCACGCTTGTTGTAACCGGACTTCTTGCGCGGGTGCTTCAGGTCGCGGACAAGGATCGTGCGTTTGCCCTCGTCCAGATCGCCCCATTGCAAGCGGCAGGTTTCCCCGATGCGCCGTCCAGACTCGTTCTGGAAAGCTGCCACATCAGCGTGAATGCCCTTCAAACGCGTCACAATGCGCTTGGTTTCATCCGGCGCTGGAATGCGTGTCCGAGTCTCGCTTTCCCCGATAAGACGCTGGCGGCGCAAAATAGGCATGGCATCGGCTACTGGCTGCGCGGTCACGTTCTCGACACCTAACCCATGTTTGGCATAGTCCAGCATCCCGCGCAGGTACACGATGTCCGCATTGACCGTGGCGGGGCATACGGTGCGGCTGCGGAGTTTAGCGTGGTCAATCACGTTCTTGGCGGTGAGCGGCACGGTGCATTGGCCGATCGACTCCTTTGCCATGCGCTTCAAAACGGCAAGCTGGCTCCCGCAAATCTCGGGCGATGCTTGGATGTACGCTTCAACCAACTGGCTTATCTTCATCTTGCCTCCAGGCAGGTATCTTTCCGAATGTGTGGCCCGCTTCCGCCACATACAGCACCTTGACCTCGCCAAACTGCTCCCGCATCGCAGCAATAAACGCGGTCGCCTCTGGACACTTCTTAGCCGCCTCATCGCGGGTCATTTGGGCTTGAGACTCGCAGTAATCTCATCAGCCTGCGCCGAGAACGCAATCACCTCTTTTTCAAGGTTTTGGATGTACTCGTCGTTCCGCTCAATGCGCTGGACAAACAGGCGCAGATGCTTGGGCATACGCGGGTCGTAGCTGGTGAAGTCCCACCATTGCCTGCCGGTGATCCACATCAAACCTTGGCACTGCGCCATGTGATCTTCCGGCATCCCGTTAATGATGGTTTCAAGGTGGTAGCGGGAGTTGTAGGGCGACTTGCTCTCCCATCCGCCATCCTCGTTTATCATTCCGTCAGGACTGCCGCCACACATCGGCAAGGTCGGGTGCTTCAAGAACCCTACTTCGTCCACCATGTTCCCGCTGTGCGCCTCGTATGCCATCCTGCTGTGTTGCTCCTGCTCGGTGCCCCACTCCATCGCTGCGCTGGAGAAGTGGTCGGACGGCTGGCCGGTCACGCGCTCAATCACAACTTCCCACAGGTAGGCTTCGCGCTTGGCGGTCGGCTTCCCGGCTTTGGTCAGATCCACCACATCGCGGAACCTGCTGGCCGTGATAAATCCGCACCGCTCGTACAACCACGCTCCGCTGCCTTGTTTGGCTTCTTCGCTCATATCGCCCCCTTGGTTTCCGCAGCCTTGATCGCCTTGCGCTTCGCTGCCATCAGCAGCTTCAGATCCTCGTAAGCGACCACATCGCCAACCTTGGTGCAATTGGCTGCAATTGTCTGCCAGAGCGCCTCGGCTTCCTTCATCTTCTCGCAGCCTTCGATTTCGGCCTCGTACTTGGTTTTAATGTCGGTAGGCAGTTCACGCGGGCCGACACCGCCGCGCCCGTCATCGTCCACGTTCTTCGGCGCAACTCCGACTGCCATCAGCAGAGTGTAACGCTGGAAAAACGAGGTCGTAGATGCGATGGCTTGATTCTGGCTTTTGCTGCCGCTCGTATCCGATGCGCCCTCCATCGAAACCCGCTCAGAGTGCCCACGCGAATGGGTCAGGATGCACGTTACCTTGATCTTTGCGCCGTCCTGCTGAACCTCCCATGTATGGGACAACCCCACGGCAGACAAGGCCGCGCCGATCTTGTCCGATGCCTGGTCGAGTCCCGCGTGGCTGTACTTCGTGTTGCCGAACGAAACCTTGATGTTCTTGATAATCTCGGGCGGGTTTTCCTTGAACTTGGCGAGGGCCGCGACAAACTCCTTCTTTGCCTCATTCGCCTCGTAGCGTTCCTGCAAAGCCATGAGCCGCTCAAGCTGCTCGACGCTGGCACCCTTTTCCACCGCCATAGCAAGCATCGCCATCGGCGTAACTGCCACCGTTGCCACGGCTTGCGGGACTACCTGCACGACTTCGTTCATTGTTCCCTCTTGGCGTATAAGCCGAGTTTGCAAGTGACCCAATGGCCCTTGCGGAGATTAGAGATTGCCGACGCGCCGAGTATCCGCTTGTTGTGTCCGTAGATTCCAGCAACGTCAAGCCATTCGGCCTTGCTCATCGGTTTGAATGCCATGCAGATCACGCTCCACAAGGCAATCGACTCCACGCTACGCAATTTCGGCGTATTCGGTTCAAACCTTGACCGGCTTTTCTGGTAACGCTTAGGCGGGATGCGCTTTGCCAGAATGCGGTCAACCGTCCAGCGCAATCCAATCCCGTCCGGCTCATAACCTACTGCCTGAGCGCGGTTCATTGGGCGCACCACCGGATGACGCTCTTGCACAGCGCCCAAAATGACGGGTCTTTGCACTCGTACACCGGCTGCACCCCGGCAATGTTGGGTATAGGCAGCAACGACCGCGCCCTCGCCTTGTAATCTGCATGGTTAACGTGCAGCGGCCCCATGAGTTCGATGAGTTGGGTAGCGGTCATCTTGCGGCGTTCCTCCCAAGTCGTTCTGCCCAGATCCTGCGGAGCGGAGCGCGGGACTTCTATCAATGTGCGCGGCTTCATGCGCGGATCTTCTCAAGTGCCTTGTGCGCGGCTTCGATCAGCCCATCGGCCCTGCCCATCGAGTAAATGTTTTGCAGCAGAATTCGCTGCGTGTCCGTGCTGCACAGGATCTTTGCAACGTCTTCTATTAGCTTCCTGCTTTGCGCCTCATGCTCAAGGATTTCCTTGGGCGGTGCAACTGCCGCAAGAATGTCGCCAAATACAGGATTAATGTGGTCGTTCATTTGTTGCCCCCTAAAGGTTGAGTAAAGCCGGGTGTCCGCCGAGTACCCGGTGCCTCGCGCCATCTTGATCCTCTCGGACGATGGTCACAGCGCAATTAAGCCTGCGCGGAAAAGTGGTTCTACTATGCAAGCCAGCACGACTGCGGCCAGCAACAGCCAACCGGCGCACTCTGCGGGCATTAGCTGAAAACTATCGTAATCCTTTGCCCGATAGTGCTTAAGATCTTCTGGTGTCCGCATGGTGTTCTCCGGTTGCATGGCGTAACTTTGCGCTTCCTTGAAACCCCTTGTCAAGCCCCTCCCTAAAATATATTTGTGCCGCCTAGTTGACTAGGACTTGCAAAAGAGCATAATCGCACCCCATGAGCTACGAAACCAAACTAAAGCAGTGGGCGGCTAGGCGGCTGAAGATCGTTGCTATGGCTAATCGAAAGGGGCCACGCTCCTATAACGTAGTGGCGCGGACGTTTGGCATTAGTCGGCAGCGTGTCCAGCAGATAGTGGCAGCGCATGGCGGCTAGACGCATAGCCAAGCGCGAGGATTTGCGCGACACGATAGCGCGTAACATGCGAATCCTCGGCGCTCTTGCTAAATCTGCCGGAAAGCCTGCGCCTGAATTGCAGCGGTCGCTAGTGATGAAGGCGAAGCGCACGATGGCTCCTCGCGTAGATGACGGCACATACGAGGCCACGATCCAGCGGGACATAATTGCCATGCTACGCAAGCATCCGAAAGTGTCCATCGTCGAGCGGCACAACAGCGGCACGGCAATGGAACAAGATGCGGAGGGGAACAAGCGGTTCATTGCCTACAACACCGTTTTCAAGGTCGGCGGCGTAAGGATGAGGAAGTCCGACCTCGACTGCCAACTTGTCAACGGTAAGCGCTTGTGCATCGAAGTGAAGCGCACAGGCTGGACGCAACCGCGCAATCAGCGCGAGATTGAGCAGGAAAATTATATAAAACACGTTCTCGCAAGCACGGCGTATGCGATGTTTGCAAGCAGCGTGGCCCAAGTCGAAGAATATTTAGAGGGGGTAAAAGTCTAATGGATGCCGATTGGGGGAAGGAATTGGCGCAGGCTCAGGTGGAAATCAAAGGGCTGGATCGCAGTTATGCGATGCTGTACCTAGCCCGCATGGACGCTGCCGCCAACCAAGCTATCGCAACGCTCCCGCGTGAGATGCACCGCCCGTTCCTTGAATGCATGTCGATTTGCCAAACCTGCTACAAGGTGCTGCGCGATGAGTGAACGGGTCGTAGTGGTGGATTGGCCGCAGATCGCCAAGCGCGGCGAGGTGCTGTTTCCCGGCGCGTTGGTGGTCTATGCCAATGGTTCCCTGCCGATGGAAGCCCTTGAAACCGACGACTGCATCATCGTCAGCACGGACGCGGAAAGGCTTACGGACTTTTGCCGCCAGGTCGTAAGCGCAAGCTGCCGCCTAGTCCGGTATTCAACGGATGACATTTCCAAGTTCACCTTGCGGGAAGAGGTGGTACAGTGGCATCAACAAGGCGGACTCACAGAATTCCGAGGCAGTTCTATACCCTCTCCGGCCCCGCAGGTTCAAAAGCCAGCCAAACCGTTTCCCCCCGGTGCGGCAAATGTGGCTCCCACCGAACCTGTCGGGGCTGGACTCGACGAGCCGCCCGAGTGGATGGACGAGATACCCGACGACCTAGACGCGGCCCAGCGTTCAATCCGCACCGCCTCCGCGCTCAAAAAACACGCCTTTGCAGAATCCAGCGAGTATGAGTGGGTCGATCCCGCCGACTTTTGGGGCGCTCGACCGCTGGCACCGTTCCAGGCGCAGTGGATTCTCCCTACGATCCGCCCGTTCGTGTCTAACCTTTCCGCGATGGTTGGATGCGACCCCGGTATCACTTACCTGCAAGCCTTGGCCTTTGCCTCTGGGTGCCTGACCGACGATATCCGCGTCAGGGTTCGCCCCTCGCAGGATTGGGCCGAAGCTGCAAGGCTCTGGGCGTGCGTAGTCGGGGACTCTGGGGACGGTAAATCGCCTTCAATGAAGGGCATCATGCGCGAGGCCGGGTCGCTATCAATGGAGGTGGCGCAGCGCAGCCGGGAGAAGCTGTCGGGCTACAAAGATGAGTTCGACCTATACGAGATGCAGCGCAAGGCGTGGCTCACGAAACGTCAAAAAGACGAGCCAGCCGGGATGCGCCCGATTGCCCCCGCGAAACCCGTTAACGAGATGCTCTATTTCAACGGGACAACGGCGGAGGGTTTGCTTGAGCAGCAGGAGGCGACAACACGCGGAGCCATGTGCTATGCGGACGAATTCCTGGCCTGGCTGATGAGCATGGATCAGTATAAATCCGGCGGAAAGGGTTCTGACCGTCAATTCTGGCTTTCGGCATGGGACGGCGCGGAGTTTATCGGCATTCTGGTTGGTAAGCTGCGAACCATCCCGAATACCGGCGTAAGCATTATCGGCGGTTCTCAGCCCGATGCAATCCGCCGCGCCGCCGTAAAGCTGAATCTCGATTCTGATGGCTTAATGCAAAGGGTGCTGGTCTATAACTCGACCGGCCCCGCGAACGAGGAGTCGGAACAGCCCGCAGATAGGGACGCGATCAGTGGATGGCGGACGATCCTGCATACCCTGTACGCAATGAAACCTCACCTCGACCATTGCATATTTTCGGACGAGGCCCACACCATCCGGCGCGAGGCCACGGACTGGATTACGCACATGCGCGGGATACCTCAGTTCCCCGCAGGCGCTCGGCAGTCGCTTTCTAAATGGCGGGCCTACCTGCCCCGCATTGCTCTTACGATGCACGCTATCCAATGCGCCGCAGCGGGCCGTGAGGTTATCACCGCGACCATCGGACGCGACACCGTGGCCCTTGCCTGGGAGTATATGCGCGACTGTCTATGGCCCCACATGCTGCACTTTTACTCAACGCTGGATCAATACGGCGACGAGGATAAATCCGTGCGGACGTTCGCCGAGTTCGTGCTGGCCCGCAATATTCGGACGATCAAGCCGCACAAGTTAAATTCTGCGTGGGGAAACTACAAGCGCAGCTTAACGATCCAGCAATGGAAGGAATTTTGGGTGCGCGTGGAGGGTGCGGGTTGGGCGCGACCAATCGGCCAGATAATCCGGTCGTCGGGCCTATCCTCGGAATATGAAATAAATCCTCGCGCCTTCGACGGGCGCTTTGAGGATCAGATTATATCGGCGCAGGTAGCCGTGGAAAAGTATCGTGCGGCGCAGCATCCTGAGTTCCTGAAGCGTCAGGGCCGCGAACCTGGGGAGGAATAAAAGCCCGCCGAATGCCCAGCGACACGTTTCCGTCCCCTCGGCGTTTGGCCTCCGCGATTGTATAGTCGTCCAGCGTCAGGCATAGGCGCTTCATTCTCTGTTTGGGTTCGTTCATTTCGGCCCCCCGAAACCGTCCAATTCCCGCCGCTCACTTGCAACGCGGCGGCGCAGTTCCCGCCGGATCACGCTGGGGAGTGTGTCCGGCGTAGCCATCAGCGTATTGCCGCCTCCGTACAATTTTTCGCAGACCTGCGGATACCGGCCCGCGCTGTCGCGGATTCGGACGTACCCAGGTTGGCCGCTGGATGTGTGCGGCGCAAAATAAGTTCGGCTGGTTCGTTCCCCTGTAAACGGGTCGTCGCGTTGCACGGTTACGTCATTTAATACAACGGTGATTTTCGTTTTCATTTTCTGCCTCACAGGTCAAATACGATAACTAACAGCGCCAAGCACAGGAACACGCCCAGCGCGATCATTTTCCGGCCCCTAGTGCTGCGCGGGCCTTAAACAAATCGAAAGCCGCTAGTGTGTTGCATGAGTTCGCCCCTATGCGAACCTCGGCAATGGAAGCATTAGCAATAATCGCCGCTTCAACTTCCGCCGCCGTCATTGCCCCGCGATAGGCGTGCTGCACTTCGACATAACGCACGGCCTGCGCCAGCGCCTCCCTCAGCCGCTCTACCTCTGCGCTAAGACTATCCACCTGCCCCGCTAGGCGCGGGATTTCCGTGGCCGCAAAAGCCGCCTCTTTTTCTTTCATTCCAATCCACACCTCCGGATCGGCCATGCCCTCGCAGGCATTCACGCAGGCGACGATGCGGGCGGCGTTGGCGAGTTCGCCAGCTTTGGTCATTTCCTTCGCGCTATCGCATTGCGCGATGATTTCTAGCCCGTTGTTGGCGTAGATGCGCGGCGGATTCGCGCCCTCTACGTACCACGCTCCCGGCGTGTGCTGCGCGCTCATGCTTCCATTCTTTGCGGTCGTCGTCATTTTGTGCCCCTAGTTAAGCTGCTAATGCGATGTGGAAAATTTTACGGCCCGCGTCTACAACAAAGCCGGACGTATCCTTTCGTGCCTTTCCTTTTGCGTACAGTGCGACGACGACACCTTGCGGATCGATGTGACGGATATCCGAATCGTCACCATCCACAGTATCCAAGCCGATGAACGTGGCCGGAATCGATTCACGCGTGCGGAATACCACGGCTATCCGCAAGCCTGCCTGTTTGGCGATCGTTACCTGCGATGCAAACCCTGGCAGGCCAGAGTATGAAAACGTCAAATCGTAATTGCTGGGAATGCCTTTCCTGTTCGCCAGTTTGGTGTAATCGTAAAATTGAACGTCAGGAAATGCGTACATAACATTCTGGTACGTCACATTGCCGATTGTCACAGGCACGGATTCCCATCGGATATCGGACGTGCCGTTAAGACGGACAAGCGGAATCATTTTAAGTTTGCTGGCTTTGCGTACCAGTGCCTGGATGCTGAAAACGATATCGGCCATGAAAACGGCACGCTCTGCAAAATACCGGCGAGTTTTCGCGATTCGTGCCGATTGCACGCTATTGAATGCGCCACGTCCTGCGGAATTGAGGCAGGCATTCACACACCCGGCTTTGCGCGCCATCGGGCAAACTTGCTGCCCCGACAAGCTATCCGGCGCAAGGTAAAGCACACCTGTTAAATATCCGTACTTTTCACCCTTAACTGTTTTGGCATTGGTTCCGACGCTAAACACATTGCGATGCATAAATCCCCCTATCTATTGCGTTACAGGCTGAAAAGCACCTGAGGATGCACCCCGAAAGGCGCATACCCCGATACTTTCTAGCCGTTCGCTATTGCCGCATAAGCTAGGTCGAAAGCGTGTTCGGCAGCGCGGTACACATCCTGTGCCGCCATAAATTCGGCATCGCCGATTGTGCGTGCGCGGTATGCTTTTACAGCTACTTGATACACTTTCAATGCCGCATTAGATGTGTCTAATGCCGCTTGATAAGCGATATCCTCGGCGATTGCCTGGGTCGTGGCTGCCATCATGTCGCGGTTTGCTGTAGTCATTTTGTCGCCCCTGTTTCGTTAGTTAGTCGATTCCTGCGCCTATCTATATGCATAACCCGTGCCAAGTCTATGCATGTACGTTTATCCAATGAATCAATGATATGCATAAATCGCCCAGAATCCACCTGTCGGCATTCCGTCAGAATCTGTCGGCATATCGTCAATGTGTCGGAATATCGGCATATAGTCGGAGCGATTCATTGGATCGCATTGCGACACATTGTCACGGTCAAAACCTTGTAATCCATTGCACGCGCCCAGGAGGGGAAATTCTTTTTAGATGATTTATATGCATAAAATTCTTTCCTTTCTCTTAACTTTCCTTTTAGACGATTCTGGCAATGCTTCACAATGCATGCGGGAACATTGTGAAACCGCCTAAATCCGCAATGGCCGATAGTCGCAATGAACCGCAATGCTGCCGCATGTGTCGCAATGGATCGGCATGGCGCAGCGCCTGGAGCGTGTCGCAAGCCAGCAACAAGCTGCCGAAAAGAGGCCGAACGAAAGTGTAGGCTATTGATACGCAAGGCTAATCGCTCCCATGCATCATAGGGGCGCGTCCCATTTCGGCACGGATTGCAGGCGGTTCGGGCGGTCGTTCGTGGTCAGGCGTGGTCAGGCGTGGTGGATGCTGGCTTGTCGGTCGGTTCTGGCAGGGCCGGGGGAGCAGGGGCCCGCGCCGACCGTGTGCAGGTCTGGGACTCCCCCTCATACCTTTCGCAAATTTTGGCGCGCAAAAAAATTTAGCATTTGCCCCTCCTCCAAAATGCCCAAGGATTGGCGAGAAGGCGTGCTGCTTGCGTTTTCTGGATGCGGGTTAGGGGATGGTGCGCAAAGGAGGCAAATACCGCGCTACAGGGCTTCTGGGCGGTTTTGTGCGGTAGGCGGTTGCGGTTAGGAAGATTCGGGCGTATAACGGGCGCATGGGGATACGGAGCCGGATGACGCGTGACTCGCTTACTCGGGTGGACGAGGGCGAGTTGGAGGCGTTTTTTGATGATGTGGTGGAGGTTGGGTTGGTGAAGGCGTGTGAGGCGCGGATCTGGACGTTGGGGGCGGTGTTGAATTGGTTGCGGGCATCGGATGATCGGTGGGGCGGGTACCAGGATGCGTTGAAAGCGCGGGCAGAGGTTCGGTTCCACGAAGGGGGGGAAATTGTGGATCGGGCGGGGCCTGACGATGTTGCGGTGGCGAAGCTGCGAAGTGCGTGGCGGCGGGACGAGGCGAAGGTGTGGAGCCGGGAGCAGTATGGCGACCGGGTAGCAATTGAGAAGTCGGCGGCGTTCGGGGCCGATGCGGGATTGATTGGGCTGGCCGGTGCGTTGCTGGCGAGGTTGGCCGCGCCGGTTGCCCCTGAGAAGATTATTGGCGGCGAGGTTGTTGAGGCGGATGACCCCGTTGAAGCGGAAATCGTTGCACAGCGAGAGTCTGAAAGCGAAGTTAGCGAAGCCGGGGAGGTGGTGCGAGAGTCCGCGCCCAGCGGAACGCGTGAGCAGCACGGGTATCCCCCTCCCGATAATCCTCCCCGGCGGGCGCTGCACGAACCGAGTAGTCTCGGGCCGATATGAGCGAATTGACCCCAGAACAGGTGAAAATGTTGCACGCGCTGCCGGTTGAGGGCGCGATTCGGTATTGGGATGAGTTGGAGGAGATCGGGCGGCAGCAGGGGAAACTGCACCAGGTCGTGCGAATGTTGGTCTGCGCCGATTTGTATTATCTGATGGTGCGGGTGTGCAATCGCGTGGATATGCTGCCGTGCGTTGGGCGACCGGGGTTTGTGGATAACTCGTTTGCGTTTGATCGGTGCAGGGAAGTTGAGGCGAGTCCCAACGGGTTCTTGGCTCTGTGGTCACGCGAACACTGGAAGTCCTCCACGCTTACGTTTGGCCTGTCGATACAGAGTATTTTGAAAGACCCCGAGATAACGATCGGGATTTTCTCTCACACGCGACCCATTGCGAAAGCGTTTTTGCGCCAGATCATGCGCGAGTTGGAAGAGAACCTGACGCTGCACGCGGCGTTCCCCGATGTGCTGTACGGTAAGGATATCCGTAAGGCACCGAAATGGTCGGAGGATGACGGGATTATTGTTAAGCGTAAGTCGAACCCCAATGAGGCAACGGTCGAGGCGTGGGGGTTGGTGGACGGCCAGCCGACATCGAAGCACTTTAAGGTGCTGCACTACGATGACGTTGTGGTGGCGGGTTCCGTGACGACTCCCGAAATGATTGCCAAGGTTATGGTGGAGATGGAGCGTTCGTATAACCTTGGGACAACGCCGGGGATAAAACGCGGGGCTGGGACGCGCTGGCACTTCAACGATGCCTATAAAACTCTGACGGATCGCGGGACGCTGAAGGCGCGGGAGTATCCAGGCCGGGTCGGTGGCGTTGAAGACGGCCACTCGATTGTGTGGGACGACCTGACGCACCACCAGAAGCGCAAGGACATGGGGCCGTACACCTATGCGGCGCAGATATTGCTGAACCCAAAGGCCGATTCGTTGCAGGGGTTCCAGCGCGAGTGGCTGCGGTATTACAGCAAGAAGCCGACCAAGACGAACAACTACATCTTGGTGGACTCGGCAAACTCCAAACGCAGAGACTCCGACTACACCGCGATGTGGGTGATTGGGTTGGGCCAAGACCAGAATTATTATGTGCTGGACATGGTTCGGGATCGCCTGAACCTGACTGAGCGTGCGGCCCGGCTGATTGAACTGCATCGCAAATGGAAGCCCAAGCAAGTTCGGTGGGAACAGTACGGGTTGATGGCCGATATCCAGCACATCAAGTCTGTGCAAGAGGCCGAGGGGTATCGGTTTGACATCATGGAGGTTGCGGGCAGGACGGGAAAGGATGACCGTATCTCGCGGCTGATCCCGATATTTGAGCAGGGGAGGATTTACTTTCCCAAGAGTTTTTATGTGACCGACTACGAGAAAAACACTCGGAACTTGGTGCATGACTTTATTGAGCAGGAGTACCTTCCGTTCCCGGTCAGCGCCCACAAGGACATGATCGACTCCCTTGCGCGGATTGAGGAGCCAAACCTTAAGCTGGTCTGGCCGAAAGAAGCGCAGCTTGAGGCACCGGATCGGCGGGTTAATGCTCAGAACCATTACATCAATACTGGCTGGATGGGGCATTGATGCCCCGCCTGTTTGACGGATTGACAAATCAAGAGTACAAGGGGCGTGAGGCAGACTCTTGTGTTTTTTCAATCATGGGTAAATCGTGAAGAAAAGCGTGTCCCTAGCGGTGGGTCGCGGCGAGAAACTCCCGGTGAGCAAGGGCGCTGGCCTGACCGCCAAGGGTCGCGCCAAGTACAACGCAGCCACCGGCAGCAACTTGAAGCCCCCCGCGCCAAGTCCCAAGACCGCAGCCGACAAAGGACGCAAAGCGTCATTTTGCGCCAGGATGGGCGCAGTTGCAGCCAACGCAAAAAACGGCGAACGTGCAAAAGCCTCTCTCAAACGATGGAAGTGCTGACATGAAAAAGCCAGGCAGCCCCGGTTTATATGCTGCAATCAACGCAAAGCGCGACCGCATCGCTGCGGGCAGCAAAGAGAAGATGCGGAAACCCGGCGCACCCGGCGCACCGACTGCCAAGGCGTTCAAGCAGTCGGCCAAAACTGCGAAGAAGAGGTAGCCATGCCACTGGTTAAGTCAAAGTCACCCGCCGCGTTCCGTAAGAACATCAAGGCCGAGGTCGCTGCGGGCAAGCCGGTCAAGCAGGCCGTTGCCATTGCCTACGCGGTCAAACGCGGCGCGATGATGAAGAAAAAAGGTACTTAGTGGCCTATCAAGACACCGGCATCAACGAAGCAGGCGCGGTTGCAAGCGGCGGCACTAAGTCCGACCGTGGCAACGGCGAGATGCTGGCGACCATGCGGACGCGCCTGACGATGGCGATCTCGGCCTACTCGGACAGCCGGGAAGACGAACTGGACGACCTGCGCTTTCGCGCAGCCTCACCCGACAACCAATGGCAATGGCCTGCCGATGTGTTGGCGACCCGTGGCTCGGTGCAAGGCCAGACGATCAACGCCCGACCCTGCCTGACGATCAACAAGCTGCCGCAACACGTGCTGCAAGTCACCAACGACCAGCGCCAGAACCGGCCCAGCGGCAAGGTTATACCTGCTGACGACAAGGCTGACGTAGAGGTCGCTGAGATATTCAACGGCATCGTGCGTCACATTGAGTACATCTCGGACGCTGACGTAGCCTATGACACCGCTTGCGACAACCAAGTGACCTTTGGCGAAGGCTATTTCCGCATCCTGACCGAGTACTGCGACGACAACAGCTTTGAGCAGGATCTGCGGATCGGGCGCATTCGGGATTCGTTCAGCGTCTACATGGATCCAACGATCCAAGACCCGTGCGGCTCGGATGCCGAGTGGTGCTTCATCAACCAAGAGTTGACCACCGAAGAATACGAGCGCGAGTTTCCCGATGCCTCGCCCCTGTCCAGCCTTGCCTACGGTGTGGGCGATGGGCAACTGAATGCTTGGATTAATCAAGACACGGTGCGGATTGCCGAGTACTTCTACATCAAGCACGAAGCCAAGAAGCTGAACCAGTACCACGGCGGGATCACCGCAATGGCCGGTTCACCCGAGGCAAAACAGGCCGAAATGATGGGTTTGCAGGCCATAAAGACCCGCGATGTGGACGTTCGGCAGGTCAAATGGTGCAAAACCAACGGGTTTGAGGTGCTGGAAGAGCGCGATTGGGCGGGCAAATACATCCCCGTAATCCGCGTAATTGGCAACGAATTTGAAATAGACGGGCGGATGTACGTTAGCGGCCTGGTGCGAAACGCCAAGGACGCGCAACGGATGTACAACTATTGGGTCAGCCAAGAGGCCGAGATGCTGGCGCTGGCACCCAAGGCACCGTTTATCGGCTACGGCGGTCAGTTTGAGGGGTACGAGGCTCAATGGAAGACGGCCAACATCAACAACTGGCCTTACCTTGAGGTCAACCCCGATGTGACCGACGGCCAAGGCGGGCCGCTGCCGTTGCCAGCGCGGTCACAACCTCCGATGGCCTCAAGCGGCCTGTTGCAAGCCAAAGCGGGCGCGGCAGACGACATCAAGAGTTCGACCGGGCAGTATGACTCAAGCCTCGGGGCCACCAGCAACGAGCGGTCGGGGCGGGCGATTCTGGCCCGCGAGAAGCAGTCCGACACCGGCACCTACCACTACGTTGACAACCTGGCCCGTGCGATCCGGTACGCCACGCGGCAACTGGTTGATCTGATCCCGAAGATCTACGACACGCAGCGCATCGCCCGCATTATTGGCATCGACGGCGAGACAGAACAAGCCATGATCGACCCGATGCAGCCGATGCCGGTCAAGCGCATCCAGAACGAAGCGGGCATCGTCATCAAGAAAATCTACAACCCCAATGTCGGCAAGTACGATGTTGCGGTTACGACCGGCCCAAGCTACATGACCAAGCGGCAGGAGTCGCTGGACGCGATGAGCCAACTGCTGCAAGGCAACCCGCAACTGTGGGCCGTGGCGGGCGACCTGTTCATCAAGCACATGGATTGGCCGGGGGCGCAAGAGATGGCCGCACGGTTTGCCAAGACGATCGATCCCAAGCTGCTGTCCAACGAGGACGACCCGGCGTTGCAAGCGGCCAACCAGCAGATGCAGGCGATGGGCCAAGAGATGCAGCAGATGCAAGCGATGCTGCAAAACGTCAGTCAGTCAATGGAAGCCCAGACGCTGAAGGTCAAGGAGTTTGAGGCCGAGGTCAAAGCCTACGATGCCGAAACCAAGCGGATCTCGGCGGTGCAGGCTGGCATGAGCGAAGAGCAGATCCAAGATATTGCTATGGGCGTAGTTGCGGCGGCAATGGAATCGCAAAGCATGATGAACCAGATGCCTGAGATGCGCGAAGAATCTATGCCTATGGACATAATGCCGCAGGGCATGGAACAAATGCCGCCTGACATGGGCCAGATGCCACAACAAGGACTGCCGCAATGAAATGCAACGACTTTCTAGGGATGCTGTTCTTGGCGCGGGATGTGGCGCACAGCGTCCATTTGAATACCCGCAGCTACGCCAAACACGTTGCGCTGAACATTTTCTACGAGCGTGTTGTGGGCGTTGCGGACGACTTTGCCGAAGCCTACCAAGGCCGCTACGGTCTGATCGGCCCGATCTCGCTGATGTCTGCCAAGAAAACCGGCAACATAATTGAGTTTCTGGAAGACCAGATGAAAGAGATCGAATCCGTCCGGTTTGACGTTGTGGATAAGTCTGATAGCGCGTTGCAGCAACTCATCGACAACATCATTGAGTTGTACGCCAGGACATTGTACAAACTCAAATATCTGGCATAGGAAAAATCATGGCCTCAAATTACCTGAACATTAGCGCAACCACGCAAATCAAGGTCGGTGCCGGTAAACTCAAGGGCATCATGTGCAGCACCGCATCTGCCACGCCGACGATTGCGGTCTATGACTCGGCGACTGCGGCTACAAACGCGGTAACGATAATTGCGGAATTTGTACCCGGCGCACATACGATGTATTCGCTGACGGGGGATGACGGTGGAATCTGGTTCAGCAAAGGTTTGTATGTAGTGATCGGCGGCACCGTTGGTGTCACGTTCATTTACGAATAGGAACGAACATGGCCCATTATTATCAGTTGAGCGTAACTGCCAGTGTGCCAAACAAGACCACTATTAAGGTGGGGTTTGGAAAACTTAAGGGCATATTTTGTAGCTCTGCATCCGCCACGCCTCGCGTGACGGTGCATGACTCTGCAACGCAAACAGCAACAGATCCCACAATCATCAGCATTCTGACCCCACAAGCCAGCGAGAACTATCCGTTGAGTGGGGCTGATAGCGGTATTGGATTTAGCCGTGGCCTGTATGTGTTGGCTACAGGCACGATGGAATTGACATTCATCTACGAATAACCGCACTGGCGCGGAACGCCAGGGATTCCAAGGAATCAAGCCATGTCTGACGAAGTACTAGCGGAAGCACCCGCGCCGGAACAGGTCGCCACGGCGGCACCTGAACCTGAGATTGCAGCGCCGGTAGAAGCACAACCGGAGTCACCGAAAAGTTTCTCGCAAGAGGAACTAGACGCGGCTATCGGAAAAAGGCTTGCAAGAGAGCAGAGGAAGTGGGAACGCGAAGCACGGCAGGCCGAAGCACCAAAGCCCGTCCCTGTGGAGCATGTTACGCCGGAACAGTTTACGACGACCGAGGAATACGTCGAGGCACTGACGACTTCCAAGGCGCAACAGATTGTTCAGCAGCAACAGTACGCGAAACAGCAACAAGAGTTGCTTGGTAGCTATCACGAAAAGGAAGAGGATGCGCGAGGCCGGTACGAGGACTTCGAACAAGTCGCGTACAACCCCAAGCTGCCGATTACTGATGTGATGGCCCAGACGATTCAAGCTGCGGATAACGGCCCAGATATTGCATATTATCTCGGCACGAATCCAAAGGAAGCTGACCGCATTGCCCGACTCACGCCGATCTTGCAGGCTAAAGAAATAGGACGATTGGAAGCGAAGGTTGCTTCCGAACCCGCAACAAAACGTACATCCAGCGCACCTGCGCCGATTTCACCCGTCACCGCTCGCGGAGGTCACTCCGGCAGTTTCGATACCACAGACCCAAGGTCACTTAAAACCATGACCACAAGCCAGTGGATTGACGCCGAAAGAGCACGACAAGTGAAAAAGCAGGAAGCGAGGAACCGCTAACTTCACGGAAGGATGAAAATTTTATATTCGGGAAAGTTCTTAGAAAGTGCTCGCTGTCTGAAAGTAGACGGCGGGATGTTTGCGGCTCTGCCGCCAGCGGCAACGGAAGGGTAAGAAACGCCTTGGAAACTACAGTGAGTGTTGGGCCGATTAACGGCGAGGATGGCGGCTTTTTTAGCCGCCGTCTCTGCGGTGTCTTTGCGCCCAGTACGCCACACGCTAAGTTTTTTGCGAGTTTCTTCTGTTCTGATATACCGTCCGTTAACCCCGTTATGTCGATCTCCAAAATGTTCTTTTGGGGTAAGCCATTCAAGGTTATCGGCATGGTTGTCGGTTTTGTCGCCGTTAATGTGGTGAACGTGTTTTGCTTCATTGGGGTTTTCCACCCAGCACGTCGCTACTACACGGTGCATAAGCCGTTGTCGTCCAATAGCCAGGTATCCATCCCCCCGTTGGGTAGGAGTGTAGGGCTGGTACTTTCTAAGAATTTTCCCGCAGCGCGAAACAGCAAAGATATGGTCGAAAACTCGATACTCGATACCGTCTATATTAAAGCTAATCATGTTGACCTCTCCTTGGGTGATATGAATTTTAATCTTACCACAGACATAAGGAAAAAGCAAAGTGGCTAATTCACTCCTCACAATTGATATGATTACCCGGAAGTGTCTCGAAATTCTTGAGAACAACCTGGTCATCTCCCGCAACGTCAACAAAGAGTACGACGACAGCTTTGCCGTTGAAGGTGCCAAGATCGGCTCGACCCTGCGGATTCGTCTGCCGGATCGCGCTTTGGTGACCGACGGGGCCGCGCTGCAAGTGCAGGACGACAACGAGCAGTACACCACGCTGACGGTTTCCAGCCAGAAGCACATCGGCATCAACTTCACTTCTGCCGAACTGACCATGCAGTTGGACGATTTTGCGGAACGTGTTCTCAAGCCGCGTATCAGCCAGTTGGCTTCAAGCGTGGACGCTGATGTTGCCAACGCGTACAAGTCGATTTTCAACACCGTTGGCACTCCCGGCACCACGCCCGCGACCGCTCTGGTTCTGCTGCAAGCGCAACAGAAGCTGAACGAGTCGGCTACCCCGATGTCGCCGCGCTACGCGACTGTCAACCCTGCCGCGAACGCTGGGCTGGTGAACGGCCTGTCGGGTTTCTTCAACCCGACCAGCACGATCTCCCGCCAGTTCAAGACCGGCATGATGGGTGAGGGCGTTCTTGGCTACGATGAAATGAACATGTCGCAGTCGATTGTCAACCACACCACGGGCAGCCGTGCAGGAACTATTCTGGTCAACGAAACGGTCGCCACCCAAGGGCAAGCTACTATTACCCTTGATGGCCTTACATCGTCTACCACGGTAACTGCGGGTGATGTGTTTACCATTGCTGGCGTGAATGCGGTCAACCCGCAAACCCGTCTTAGCACCGGTAGCCTGCAACAGTTTGTGGTGACCGCCGCGCAAACGGCATCGTCGGGCGACATGGTGAACATGGCTATCTCGCCGCCCATGTACACGGCAGCAAATGCGCTGGCGACCATCGATGCGTTCCCCGCTAACAACGCTGCGGTGACGTTTGTGGGAACTGCGTCAACTGCGTACCCGCAAAACTTGGTCTACCACAAGAACGCGATCACGCTGGCTACGGCCGACCTCTTGCTCCCGCAAGGTGTCGATATGGCTTCACGCCAAGTGCATAACGGAATCTCGATGCGTATCGTGCGTCAGTACGATATCAACAACGACCGTATGCCTTGCCGGGTTGATGTGCTGTATGGTTTCAGCACCATTCGTCCGCCGATGGCCTGCCGGATCTGGGGTTAACCAAAACGCCCCCGCCTAGCGCGGGGGCAATTCAATCTTTCAGGAGAAGCAATCATGGCACTTCCTTCAGTTGGTGGCGGCTATCAGTTCACTGATGGCAATACGAATGAACTGGAAATCGACACCCAAGCAGCACCCCAAACGGCAACGTCCACGGCAACTTTGTCCACCACGCAAGTTTTGAATGGCCTGTTGGTAGTAGACCCAACGACTACAGCCTCAAGTCTTACCATGCCTACGGCAACCGCAATCGACGCGGTAATGACCAACATGAAAACCAACAGCACGTTCAGGCTGACGGTAATCAACATTGGCACCAGCACCGGCTTGGTTACGATGGTGGTTGGCACAGGCATTACTGCTGTTGGCAACCTGGTTGTGGCTATCACCGGCAGTGCGGCTGGCGTTGGTGGTGCGGCTCAATTCCTGTTCCGCAAAACCGGCACCGCAGCCTACACCGTGTACCGTGTAGCCTAAGTAACACCCGCCCCTTAGCAATAGGGGGCGGGATTTGGAGAAGATCATGGTCATCTACATGCGGCACCCGGTTCACGGCACCAAGGTCGCTATTGCGGAGGCCGAAGCCGAGGCCGATGCCAAGAACGGTTGGGAACGCTATGACGCAGGTGCGTTGCTGACACCCAGCGAATCCGTCCTGAACGAATTGGCTAAACCTCGCGGGCGACCGCGTAAGGAACTCGCGGCATGACCACTTCCGCTGGCGATCAGATCAACGGAGCGTTGCGCCTTATCGGTCAATTGGCCGAAGGGGAAACGCCTTCTGCGGCGACTTCCGCTGATGCGCTGACCGCGCTGAACCAGATGCTGGATAGCTGGTCGGCTGAGCGCCTGTCCGTGTTCTCTACGCAAGACCAAGTGTTTACTTGGCCTGCCAGTACCTCAACGCGAACGCTCGGGCCTACGGGTGATTTTGTAGGCAACAGACCGGTGTTGGTTGACGATTCTACGTATTTCCGCGACCCGTCAAACAACATCAGTTTTGGCATCAAGCTAATAAACCAAGCGCAGTACAACGGTATTGCGGTAAAAACAGTCACCAGCACCTATCCGCAGGTCTTGTTTGTAAACATGACGATGCCGAACATAGAGATGACAATCTATCCGGTGCCGACTAAGGCGCTGTCATGGCACATCGTCAGCGTCACCGAGTTGGTCGAACCGGCTACGCTGGCGACCACGTTGGTGGTGCCTCCCGGCTATCTGCGCTGTTTCCGATTCAATCTGGCGGCTGAGATTGCTGCCGAGTTTGGCGTGGAGCCGCCGCCCCAAGTGCAGCGGATCGCCATGTCCTCCAAGCGCAACATCAAGCGGATTAACAACCCCGACGATGTGATGAGCCTGCCGTACAGCATCGTGGCAACCCGCCAGCGGTTCAATATCTACAGTGGGAATTACTAACATGGCTAATATCGCAATTTCTGCTCTTCCCGTTGCCGCTTCGCAAGCTGGCGCTGATGTGCTGCCGATTGTTCAGGCAACGACCAGCACGACCAAACAACTGTCGGTTACGCTTTTGTTTACCAGCCCAACGTTTGTCACGCCGACCTTGGGCGCGGCAACCGGCACCAGCCTTACTGCGACCGGCACGATTGTATCTACCGGCACTGCGGGGGTGGGCTACGCAACGGGTGCTGGCGGGGCGGTAACACAAATAACTAGCCGCACTACGGGCGTGACGTTGAACAAAACGGCTGGCGCAATTACTTTGGTCAGCGCAGCAGGGTCAGCTACTGCTGCCACTTTTACCGTGACCAATAGCACCGTGGCGGCAACCGATGTGATTATCCTCAATCAAAAGTCAGGAACAGACCTGTACGATCTGATGGTCACCGCAGTGTCGGCGGGTAGCTTTAACATTACGTTCCGCACAACAGGCGGCACCACCACAGAAACCCCAGTTTTGAATTTTGCAGTCATTAAAGCAGTTGCGGCGTAATTGAAAACGCCCATTCTCGGCGGCAGTTACGTTGCCCGGTCGATCAATGCGGCAGACAACCGCATGGTCAACCTTTTTGCCGAAGCTATCCCAGAGGGTAGCGGCGGAAAGGAAGCCGGGTTCCTGTTGCGGTGTCCTGGCTTGCGGTTACTTGCGACCGTTGGCACCGGCCCGATTCGCGGCCTGTGGGTGACCAATGGCGTGGCCTATGTAGTGTCCGGCAGCGAGTTCTACAGCCTGTCTACAAACTACACGGCGACCCTGCTCGGCGCAGTGTCTGGTACGGGGCCGGTCAGCATGGCCGACAACGGAACGCAGATCTTCATCGCCTGTAACCCGTTAAGCTACATCTACAACGTATCCACGGCGGTGTTCGCGCAGATCACAGACCCCGACTTTGCTGGAGCGGGATCGGTCGGCTACCTCGACGGGTACTTTGTATTCAACGAACCAAACAGCCAAAAGTTTTGGGTAACCAGCCTGCTCGACGGGACTTCCGTAGATCCGCTGGACTTTGCTAGTGCGGAAGGCTACCCCGACAACGTAATTGCGCTGATCGTAGACCACCGCGAAATCTTTCTGTTTGGCACCACCAGCGTTGAGGTCTGGTATGACGCGGGAACGCCGGACTTCCCCTTGGCGCGGATTCAAGGCGCGTTCATGGAAGTCGGCTGCGAGGCCGCGTACTCTGTGGCAAAACTCGACAATAGCGTGTTCTGGCTAGGCTCTGACGCTCGGGGGCGTGGGATCGTCTACCGGGCTAACGGTTACACGCCAGCGCGGATCTCGACCAATGCGGTGGAGTACGCCATTCAAGGCTACGGCAGCATCTCCGATGCGATTGCCTACACTTACCAGCAGGACGGCCATCCGTTCTATGTGCTGATCTTCCCGTCGGCGCAGGCTACTTGGGTTTATGACGTATCCACCACGCTGTGGCATGAACGCGCTGGGTTTGCGGGCGGACAGTTTACAAGGCACCGCAGCAATTGCCAGATGTCGTACAACAGCGAGATTGTGGTGGGTGACTACGCGGACGGGCGGATCTACGCCTTTGATCTTGATGTCTACGCTGACGACGACCAGATCCAGAAGTGGCTGCGGTCATGGCGGGCGCTGGCTACGGGACAGAACAACCTCAAGCGTACCGCGCACCATTCTCTGCAACTAGATGCCGAAACGGGCGTGGGCCTGAATGCTTACCCCGCTTACGATGCCGAAGATCTTGCCACCGAATCTGGAAACATCATTGTTGCCGAGTTTGTGCAAGGCTATCTGACTACGCAAGCTGGTGACCAGTTAGTTACCGAGGCCGGTGACGGTAACGAGCCGCTAGTGACCCAAGTGGAACCCGCCGAAGATTACAACGGCTATGCGTTGGAAACCGAAGCCTACACCGCAACGCCGGGTTACGATCCGCAGGTCATGCTGCGCTGGTCGGACGATGCGGGGCATACCTGGTCAAACGAACACTGGAACTCGATGGGTAAACTCGGGGCTTATGGCACCCGCACCATCTGGCGGCGGCTCGGCATGACGGAGAAGATCCGCGACAGGGTTTATGAGGTGTCTGGAACAGATCCGGTCAAAATCGCCATCATGGGCGCTGAATTGTTCGTTACTCCAACGAGTAGCTAGTGGCAAACCTTAACATCACCAACATCCCCGCGCCTCGGGTGCCGTTTATTGACGAGCGCACCGGGCTGATGGCGCGGGAGTGGTATAGGTTCTTTCTCAACCTGTTCGTCCTGACCGGCAGCGGCAACAACCCCATCACGCTTGAAGAATTGCAGCTTGGGCCACCCAACCAGCCCGACCTGACTGAGTTGTTGATCCAGATCAACCAAAACATCGCCCCGCAGTATGAGGATCAATCGGGCGACTTCCTAGCCACGCTTGACACCGCGCAACTAATGTCAATGATGTCGCGGTTTGAGAACGCCGAAGCCGCCATCCAAGGCGCGTACCTCCAGCCGGTTGTGCAGACCGGCACCATCGCCAACTACAATCTGGACGGTAGCCCAACGGCGGGCGGCATAGCCTA